GTTACAATGAACTCCATCTCTTCTTGATACTTCATATCCTTCACAAGTTTACACTCATGTTCTGGATACGTCAATACCAAGGATTGAATTTTAAAGGAAGCAAGAGTCTTTTCGTCAATTAACTCTTTTGTGGTAATGACTTTATTTAGAACTCCAAACAATCCCTCCAGAACAAGACGGTGTGTCTGCATACCATCCAAAGTTCCTGTCAATCCAAATCTGTATTTGCAAAGGTGCAATTTAGTCAATAGGGATGTGAGAGATTTAGCTTTGAATAGGTGTGCCTCATCACCAACCACCATACCAAACTGGTCAAAGTAACTCTTGGGAAACTTGTAGATAGATTGCCATGTGGAAATCACAACTGGTTTGGTGACATTCTTATCATGTCCACTATAAATTTTCTGGATATATGCGTCCAACCACCCATAGTCAATAAAGTCAGAATACATCTGTTCGACTAGAGATGTTGTTGGAACAAGAATGAGAATCTTGTCTTGTTGTTTTTCTTGCAATAGTAAGTGATAGTATCTTACCAGAATGTAGATAATGAGCGACTTACCAGAAGCAGTAGGACTGAGAAGAAGAGCCCTATGGTTTCCAATTGCGTGTTGTATTGCATTAAGTTGGTAATCACGAGGTTGTATACTCTTTCCTTGAGACTTAAGTTTGAGCCCTCTGATAAATCCTTTGAGTAGTTCTTCACTGATTTCTTTGCCATCTTGTAGTTCCTCACTAATTTGAAAAGGTTCCTCCCACTCATCTAACCATCTGATTAGATAAGGAAGCAAACCAAGATATAACTCGCCTGTCGCTGGAGAGAATAGACGAATCTTTCCGTCCCATATACGGTTCCTGTATGCGGGCATGAACTTAGCGCCAGGCACTTCAAAGGTGAAATGCTCTGATAACGCCCTTGCAGTGGATGGTTCTGTATCCACTTGCAAGTAAACTTCATTCTTTTTGGAAACGTTTGTCATACTGCCCCATCGACAAATTTACGCCACTCAATAGCGTTTTTGATATCCCAACCCCTTTGTTGAATTTGTTTCAAGATACGTTCACACGAGTCCATGCACATTGCATAATACTCTACCTTTTGTTTGGCTTTGATGAGGTCTTCATCTGAGTCCATGTAGATATGCAAGTCTGCTTTGAGAACTTTGTGATCAAAGGGATTGTCACGATAGACTTGGGGTTCTGCTTTACCAGTGTAATACTCCCACTTCTTACGTTTGAGGACATTATAGTTGCCATCATTCATAAGTCTGAGTTGTCTAAAGTTGTTATAGATGGTGAGATATTTTTGATGAAGGGATGCCGTTTTCAGAGACTCATCTGCGAGTTCTAAATCATCCATCTTCAAATCTTTTTCTGCAAGAGTTTGCAGTTCTTCAAGAGTCATAATGTTTCACATCCTTAATAATAAAGTGAGCAGAATCGGTTGGACTTGCTTTTCTAAATTGTCCTATGATGAGGACTCAAACAATAACTGTTCAAGTTCACCTCATCTGCTCATAGTTATTTATAAAACTTCTATAGTGTATAAATCGTAGTTCAAGGTAACGGTAGCCGTCATTGTCTGTGCGTCTGTATCTTTTGTGTCAAAGGATAAACCAGAAAGTGATGTAGGATACATGTTTCGGAATGACACCCGAATCAATGGGTTATTCTTGTTAGACAGAATCGTAAGTGTTGCATCAGAAGTCAATGCATTTGGGTTTGATAGACTGCCTCTTTGAACAGTTGTCTTCTCATTTTGCGCTTCGGTTACTGCATCTTTGTGTTCTTGAGGTGTTGTAGGAAAACCAATACCTGTCATCCAATCATGGATTTCTTTCCAGTTTGTCAAATCTTCTTGGACATTCATCTGAATCTCCATAGGCGAGTAATCCAACGTATCACCCATGAAAGGCATCGACTTATATCGACTATTCATAATCGCATCACCAGAGAATGCAATGCCTGGCAAATTCACTTCCGTAGTGAAATACTGAACGTTAGGAACCTTCAGAATATCAAAACGAAACTGAGTAGGCCTTGCATAATCAAAGTTTGTCGGTTGTCTTTGCAATACGTTTGAAGATAATGCCATATTCGTTTCCTTTTCTCACTTCTATTTATAACGCCCATAAAAAAGGGGAGTCCGAAGACTCCCCAATCAGGTTGGTTATCCCAACTCTTATTATGTTACATGATGTTTGTAACTTTAACACGTCTGTAGTATGTGTTTGCATTAGCAGTCAATGCACCCGCACCCGCAGTAGTTCCTTCTGCAAATGGATTTGCAGTCAAACCGTAACGTGTCTTGAAGCCAATCTTTGGCTGGAAAGTGTTCTCACCAACCGCACGAACCATCTGGAGAGGAACGTATGGGCAGTAGAAAAGACCTGCGTCATAAGGAGAAGTTCCCTTATAACCAACAGTGTAATACTGCGATGCAGCGTTGTTTGCACTGTATGGGTCGATATACACTTTGTAACGTCCGTTAAGAACACCGGCGAATGTGTTACCAGCGTCATCAACGTTTAGGTTGTTGTTAAGTGCAGGCGTGTAATCCAATACACCAGCCATTTGAAGTGCAGAAGCAACATCAGATGAACAGATGATTGTGTTACCCTTACCACGGCGAGTCTGTTGAGCGATAGCGTTTGCATCACGTTCAACTTGGAACATCAAACCTTTGAACTTCTCAACTGACCAACGGCCGTTTGAGTCAACATCCATGTCGAAAGTTCCAGAAGTTGCAGTGTCCGCTTGGGCACCTGGCTTCGCAACAGTGTAGATTGTGCGAATGACTTCACGGTTGATTTCTGCAAGAATTTCAGCAGAAAGGATGTTTGCAAGTTCTGTCTCTGCGTCAAGTCCATGAATTGCTTTCAAGTCTTGAGCAAGTTCCATTGTGTATTCTGCTTTAAGAGCACGAGACTTTGCAGTAACGGTTTGCTTCTCAATTGAGAACGCCATTTCTGCGAAAGAGTTACCAGCAGAATCACCAAGTGCTTCAGCAGTTGCAGTTGACATACCAGCACCAGTAGTGTAAGTGCCTGGAGTTGAGTCGTTAAGGACAGCAGGGTTAGTTCCCGCTTGTGTGCCAGCACCTGAGAAGTCTGTGTCTGCTTCGTTGAATGCAGATTCAGTGCCAGTCTGGTTAGTGTAACGTGAACGCATTGCGAAAATGAGTCCAGTTGGGCCAGTCATTGGTTGAACACCAGCAACGTCATATGCAATCAAGTTAGGCATTGCACGGCGCACTAGTGAGATCATGATTGGATCCCAATTGTCAACTGAGTTGCCAGTTGCGTTAGTTGGAGCAGCTTCACCGAGGAATCCACGATCCTCACGAAGTGCTTTTTCTTGGTTTTCTAGGATAACTGTGGTTACAGCTTTACGATAAGAGTCGCCGATCTCTGGAAGATCGTTGTGCTCTAGGACTGGCTGCCACTTTTCCTGTAGATGTTCTGTCTGGAACATTTTATTTCTCCTTATTGAGTTTTCTAATAATATTTATAAAAGTTAATAGTTTAACCTATTAACCTCTTGCCCGCTTTACATTTTTACTGATAGCTGCCATGTAAGCAGACATTGCACCAGTTGTATCGAAAGATTCAGAACCGTCAGTTTCCGAGTCTACAGATTCAGCGATAGTGTTTGCTTTAGGGAAATAAGATTCCTTAAGCGTGTCGAGTTTTTCTCTGAAAGAATCTTCAGAAGTGAACTCAACATCCTCTGCGAGTGACTTGAACTTTTCAACTTCAGTGTCAACCAAGTCGGAAGTTACGTCTGCAAAGACTGATTCACGAACTAGTTCGTTGTTCTGCTTTTTCAATTCAGCAGTCTTTTCGATCTGTTCGTTGAGTTTGTCTTCTAGTTCGTCAAGCTTCTCAGCCTGTGCGCCTAGAATGTCATACTTCTCATCTGGAACATCAATGTAATGTTCTTCAAATAGAGACTTAAGACCTGAGATGAAGTCTTCTGCGATTTCACCCTTGAGACCACGCTCAATAGCAATTTCGTTTTCTTTCATCCACTCTTCAACAACATATGACAAGTAAGCGTCAACTTTCTCAGTCAATTCAGTAGTAACAGATTCGACTTGTTCTGCAACTTCTTGTTGTTTAGCGATTTCAATTCTCTCAACTTCTGAACGAAGTTTTGATTTAACTGCGGCTTCGAAAATTGTCGCAGCCTTTTTCTGGAAGTCTTCAGAAAGGTCTTCACCTTCTGTAAGAGCATGAACATCTTCAGAAACGTCTACAGAAGAAAGGCGGTCTTCAAGAGTTGATTCATCAACTTCTTTCGCATCTTCTTCTTCATCTTCTTCTTCAGATTCGTCCATCATCTTATCGTATGCAGCCTTACACATAGATGCATTCATCTTCTCCATTTCGGAAATCTTATCCTTCATGGCATTGATCATCTCTGCTTTAGTCATACGACCTTCATCGAGTTCTTCACCGTCATGGTCAACTTCATGACCAGCAGCAAGAGGTTCTTTGATTTTGGTTGCTTCGGTGTCACCACCAGCATCTTTTGCACCTTTGGTTTGAGCATCTTTAACTTGTTTAACTTTGCTCGCTCCTTTTTCTGGCGCATCACCAAGATCTTGAACTTCACCCTTCACTTTATCCATAGAGTCCCCTTTGGCAGCTCCGTCAGTTGGTTGCTTCGCTTCTTCAAGCTCCGCCTGAACTTCTGCCTCTAGTTCCTCAATTGTCTTGTCTAGTTCTGACATTGGGAATTCTCCTTGAGTTGTTATCTTAACATATTTATAATGATTAAAGTTTTGACAAAAATTTTGCGAACGCAAGTGCGGAAACATTATCGTTTCTACGTCTTACGCCCTCATTAATGTCATTTTTGATTTCAGCAATATCTACTTCTTGTAGAATTCCATTGCTCCATACCCATTCTTTACCTTCCATAATACCTTCAACGAAGGCTTGGGGTGCAGAGGGGTCTGCAACAATATCTGCCGCAGTGGCAAGATAAAAATCATCTTTCACATAATTCGCACCACTCCTTGACTCAATAGACCCCATACCTCTTGAAGAGACACCGAGTTTACCTCCGTCTTTGATTAGTGCTTTCGCAATTTCCCCCATTGGAGTAGAGAGCAGTTTAGCCTCACCAATAAAGTTCTTTCCATCAGCTTCCAGTTTTGTAATCATGTGCGATACCCTGTCTAGATTAACAGTAGGGCCTTCTGGGTGACCTAGTTCCCCAAATGCACGTCCTTCAGCAACAAATTCTTTGTTGTAACGGGTTACTTCTTTTTGCAAAACAGAGAAAGGGTAAACCCTACCGTTACGATTCTTCTGATCTGCTTGCATAAAGATTCCACGAATCTTCATCTCTTTGGAACCACCGTCTTTTTCTTCAACGATGTATTCAACTTCCTGTATTTGTTCTGCAATAAGTTTCATGGTTAATATCCTGAGTTGGTAATTTCTGTTCCGTAGAAAGTTGTTGCTCCACGCAACCCCTGTCCCGTCTGTAGATGAATAACCACGCCAGCGCCAGCTCCAACATAGGCTGAACCATCATCGGCATCATCCGCTGCATTACGAATAGTGACTACTGCGGCCGAACTGGCCGTGTTAAACACCCATACCGCACCGGCAGTATCAAATTTAGTTGTTGCAGTAGCTAATTGGGTTGCTGCGCCTTTTACTTGCATTGTCTTTTCCTACATTACTGATAATACTTCACGTTCAAAGTAGTCTAAGAGTTGTTTTTCTGGAACTCTGAACTTCTTTGCAACGTTTGTAATCGTTTTGTCAAAAGTATTTAGGAAGTTTGCGGGCTTGGAATCCATTTCTCCGAAAATTTCATCCACAGCCTTCTTCATCTTAGGAGATAACTTCTTATACTCCTTAGATGTTTTATGTTCGTCTTTCTCTGGTAACTCCTTACGAAGTTCTGAAAGAGTCTTACTCACTGTCTTCCTCATCTACTTGTGGGATATGGTGAGTTACAAAAGTATTTGCAACTTCCATTCTTTTTGTTTCTAAAGCATCTCCAACCTTTTGAGAGAGTGCCGTATTAAAATGCGACTCCGCATCAAGGTTGTCACCAGATGCAATTGCATCAACGAAATTTCTTACGCTATCCATTATTTATCTCCTTTTGTGGGATCGTTTTGTGCAAACATACCATCATCTGCGCCCATGTCATCCATACCACCTTCATCTTTGATTTGACTGTCGATTTCTTCAATCTCATCATCAGTCAATCTAAGAACATGTTTCTTAACGTATTCTTTAGAGAAGTATGTTCCAACATAGGATTCAATCTGGCCTAACATATCTAGTCGTTCTCTCAGAATCTCTGCATTCTTCAACTCTGTGAAATGTCCGTCCTGTAGGAAGTCGAACTGAATATGTTCTTTGATTGTATGCCATTCTTCTTCTGCAATCACACCTTTCAACACTAATTGTGTCTTGAGCATGTCTGCAAACATTATTGAAAACTTCTTACGAAGTCTCTGAACGAACTTAGT